CTGGAGTGCAAATTGGTCCCGCCTTGGTAGGCTCACAAATGAGACAACCCGCTTTTAAAGCCAATACTGTGCAAGTAGCCATAGCAGCTGCAAAACGTCAAGTTACAACTTGGGCACAGCCAGGACCCGAACATGCCGATTGGTGCATCTGGTTTAAGAAATGCTTGGAAAGCGACTTACTCGAACCAATGCAAACCGGATTCATCAAAGTATATGATCCACAGGAACGTAAAAGAGTACCAAAAGAAGTTCAAACACTCGAAGATATACTTATCCCATATGATGAATGGCTTACCAAATACGATTTGAACTATCGCCACGACATAATCACACAAGGCGAGCTCATATCCACCATGACCACCAGAGATTTTCAAAAACAAGTCACTCGTAGGAGAGATTCTATGGTCAAAATTGGTGAGAAGACACCACTAAGGCTGAGTGTGGATGAACACGACACCCCAGCAAACGATGCCAAAAATCGCAACATAACCATAGCATCAGCTATCGTGAAGGTGTTCAACTACATTATAGCTATGATTGAATTGTGGTGTTCTCAAGGCATTCCCGGGTATTGTGGCAACTCCAATCTCGACCAAATATCCGAAAAAATACATGCCATGAGACAATTGTTTGCCAAGCCCTTCTACTTCGAAGCTGATGGTTCAGGATGGGATATGACGGTTTTGCCAGCAGAAGATCAAATCATATTTGACTTCATAATTCGGATATTTAGGTTGATATTATCTATCAACAGCAACTTTGTACCCGACTGGATGACCGAAGAGAAACTCAAAATAGTACTCAGAAACGCTTTGCTCCACAACGCCCAAACTTGCAATGGTAAGGTTAAATATTCCTTCATTGGTAGAGCAAGTGGTGATGGTTGGACCACACTTAACAACACGCTGATACAGCTATACCAATGGAAGTACGTTTTCTTCCTAGCTGGCGTGAACCACTATTTCCTGTTGGTTAAAGGTGATGATGTGTTCGGATTCTGTGAATCCTGGGAACAAAACCGTGTCAACGCTGTAGTCGATAAACTATACCTCAAGAAGAATGAAAACAAGAAACATGGTCTAGGTAAAGTCGTCAAAATGATGAACTGGAGCTCAAATCTGGAAGATATAACTTTCCTTAGCTCAACCTGGATGGAGATGGGTGATGGAAAACCCAGAGGTAAAAGGCTAGACAATCGAG